CCGCTGCTACTGTCGCCGCGGCAGAACGCCGTGCTGAAGTCACGAAAGGGGCCAGCGATGTACAGGAAGACGTTAAGCGTATGGGCGATGACGATGTTGATCGGGAGTTGCGCGAAAAGTTTACCCGACCCGGTAGTCGTTGACACGGCCTGCAGCTGGGTGCGGATCATCTACCTGACTGACCACGATATCGATGTGTTGGATAAGCAGACCAAGCGTGACATCCTGGCGCACAACAAAGCAGTGCAGGCGAATTGCTCGCAGCTCACAGAGAAGGGTTCCAGGTAATTCAGCTACAAACGCAGAACACTTTAGGTATTGAAATTTACATGGCCACATGAACAAAAAATCAGAATACGAGACAACAGAGCGCTGAAAAATGAAAAGTTGGTATCTAAGTCAGGTGCATTAAGGCACTATGGATTTTCAATTCCTTCTATCTAAGAAGCTGCCCATGACAAGAAATTCACTCCCTCAACTTCCGCATGGTTATCGATACGGTGACGAGCACTCTATTCACCCTCATTGTGATGGGGATTATTTAGCTCCGCAGGGATATGTTATCAAGTCCGTTAACCTTGTAGATGGGGTGGTTATTTATGTGCCCATCCAACGCTACATCAAGCATCTAGATCTTTGGGTTAATGCCGAAGGAACTGTCGAATAAATTGTTAGTTACCGGCCTCGTTCGGGAGAGCTGAGAATTGCCATCAAAAGACCAGCAGAGATGCCTGGTGCTCTGGTTGAATGTTCCGGCAAGTTGAAAATGATTGGTTCAATGAGCTCTTTCGATATTTAAATGCTTTCGATAACTTAAATGAAGCTATCACCACGTTATCACTGCCAGCCAACACCAAAACGGCAGTGGTCAGTTAAAAAGCAGAAAAGCCTCTCCCGGGTGGCTCCTGAGAGATTTTAGTTTTCTAACTGGTACCAGCCAAAGGTCGCATTTTTTATGCGACCTTTTTTATTGTGCGTAACAGGCATCCGTAAGGAAACCGTTCAGCTTGTACACACGGCAAAGATAAATGCAAAAGCATCACAGAGGCTATTTTGTCGAATGGCTTCGATAATACTCCCCACATCGCACAGAGGTAAGACATGTCAGAGATCACTGCATCCGAGCAAATCCGCCTGGATATAATCAAGAAAGTTAATTATGACACCGCAGCGGCCAAGCTGGCCATTGACTGGGTAGGCGACAGCTATCTGAAGTCTGAGCTATTCGCTGACTCTTTCGATCGTGTTTTCACGGAAAGTGAGATTGTCTCGAAGACCCGTAAGGCAATCCAGGAAGCGACCGAAGCGCTGGCGCTGTTTGATACTGCCGCTGAGAAAGTCAGCTAAGGCATTACAGCAGGCATTCATCGAGTGCCTGTGATAATGTTAAAGCTCCTGTATAAGGGGCAGTTGTATGATATCATGCAACGAAGCAACCAAGCTATGGAAAGTCCGGGTAATGGTTTGGAGTGAATGTGACGTTTAGCAGCGGTGGTATAAATGGCTACTTTTTCCTGTTGCTTAGTATGTGGCCAGTGCTAATGGTTTTATTCCTGGGATTGTCTCCTGCATTTTACGGTGTGTTAATGCCTAAAACGGCAATTGCTTGTCTGGTGATCGCTGCAGCCTTTGGCATTGGTGGGTGGTTCTATGGATTGTGATCTAAGTAACATTTGGTCAGGTTATAAACTGGTATCTGACCGCATTACAGCAGGTATTCATTGAGTGCCTGTGATAATGCCCGTCAGACAATGGACTGATATCATTGTCTGTTTCTCCCGGTGTATTTTGAAATACTCAATACTCTCATAACGTCTCTGCCTGCCAACATCAGAACGCCAGAGGTTAGTTAGCCGGATAGATGCACCTCTATCTGTTGGCTCCTGAGAGATTCTTTATACGCTGGTTGGTAGTGACCAAAGGCCGCATAATTTTGCGGCCTTTTTCATTTCTGTAAAATGAAAGTCCTCAGGCGGTTAACGATGCTCTGGACCATGGAAGTGATCTCCACCATGTCCGCCGCTATGAGGCCCAGGGGGAAGGATACATCCTGAAAGAGACAGCGCACCACAGATCACAAAAACAGCAAGCATAATTCTTTTCATAATAACTCCTGAACTAAAGAGCCTTAATTCCAAAACATAAAAGTGAATATTTTATGGAGAATCAGTAATTCCTTTTTCTCCCTCACGTTAAATAGGAATAATCCATGGCAAAACCGGACTGGGGCGAGCTTCAGCGACGGTTCCTGTCCGATCATGCCGCAACCGGCGTATCACCGAAGGATTGGTGTGAAGCGCAGGGACTGAATTACGCTACTGCCCGCCGATACATCAAGAAACCCACTGCGCAAACTGCGCAAAAACCTGCGCAGAAGAAACTGCGCACTGCGCAAAAGGAAAAGTGCGCAGAAGAGCTGGTGGATGATGATGGCCTCACCGATCAGCAACGTTTATTTGTCGCGGAATACCTGAAGGACAACAACGCCACGCAGGCCGCTATCCGTGCCGGGTACAGCAAGAAGACAGCGAATGAGCAGGGAGCAAGGCTGTTAGCAAAAGTTAGTATTGCGCAGGCCATTGCGCAGCAGCAGAAAGCATCCATTGTGCGCACGCTTGGAAGCGCCGATGAAGTGCTTGAGCAGATGTGGCGCCTGGCCACCTTCGACGCCAACCAGCTATCACAGTATCGCCGCGGGAGTTGCCGCTATTGCTGGGGCTTCGGTCATCAATATCAATGGCGCGATGCGGTTGAGTACGAAGAGAAGCGACTCGAAGCGCTTGAGCGAAAACGTCGCGAGCCCGTTGATGTTGGTGGCTACGGTTACGACCACACCAGCGCACCTAACCCGGAATGCCCTCGCTGTAATGGAGATGGCATCGGCCAGCCTTTCTTCGCCGATACGCGAAAACTGGCGCCTGATGCTGCGCTTGCCTATTCCGGTGTGAAGCTTGGGAAGAATGGCGTGGAGATTACCGCTATTAGCCGCGAGCGAATGTACGAGGCGGTGATGAAACGGCTCGGCCTGGCTGATAGCGAGTTCGCCCAGCGTCTGCAGCTGATTGAAATCGAGCGTAGGCAGCTGGAGGTCGAAAAATTACGCAAAGAGCTGGCCGCTGACCCGGAGGATGACGAACCAACGCCAGTTGCAATCAATATCAACGTAGTCGATGCACGAGTGAGGGAAGAGGATGGCGATAGCACCGACGCTTAACATCCCTCAGGCCAAATTCCTTGCGATGCAGTACAAATTTAAGGCCTATGTCGCCGGCTTCGGTTCCGGTAAAACGTGGGTCGGCTGCGGCGGTATCTGCAAAGGGATGTGGGAACACCCCAAAATCAACCAGGGGTATTTTGCGCCAACGTATCCGCAGATCCGTGACATCTTTTATCCCACTGTTGAGGAAGTGGCCCACGACTGGGGGCTGAATGTCAAAATCAACGAGGGGAACAAAGAGGTCCACTTCTACGCGGGGCGCCAGTATCGCGGCACGACAATTTGCCGCTCGATGGAGAAACCGCAAACCATCGTTGGTTTTAAAATCGGTAACGCGCTGATTGATGAGCTGGACGTAATGCCCGCCAAAAAGGCACAGTTAGCCTGGCGAAAAATCATCGCGCGTATGCGTTACAAGGTGCCCGGCCTGCGTAACGGAATTGACGTCACAACGACGCCGGAAGGCTTTAAATTCGTTTATCAGCAGTTCGCAAAGGCTGTTCGCGATAAGCCTTCGCTCTCAACGCTGTACGGCCTGGTGCAGGCCTCGACGTTCGACAACGAAAAGAACCTGCCGGCGGACTACATCCCGTCACTGATGGAGTCATATCCGCCGGAGCTGATCAAGGCTTATCTGCGTGGCCAGTTCACCAACCTTACAAGCGGGACGATTTACCATCAGTTTGATCGTCAGCTGAATAATTGCCATGAGGAAGAGCAGCCCGGAGAGCCACTGTATATCGGTATGGATTTCAACGTCGGGAAGATGGCCGGAATTGTTCATGTGCTCCGTTTTGGGCTTCCCTGTGCAGTTACTGAAATCATCAAGGCTTACGACACCCCGGACATTATTCGCATCATCAAAGAGCGGTTCTGGCTATATGACGGCCATGACTACCGAAAGGTGCGGGAAATCTATATCTACCCGGACGCCTCGGGTGACTCTCGCAAGTCAGCCCATGCCAGTACTACGGATATCGCACAGCTTAAACAGGCTGGATTTAATGTGATCGTGAATGATTCAAACCCGCCAGTAAAAGATCGCATCAACTCCATGAACGCCATGTTCTGCAATGGTAACGGTGAACGTCGCTACAAAGTGAATGTAAAGCGGTGCCCGGTGTACACCGAATCGCTTGAGCAACAGGTTTGGGGCGAAAACGGAGAACCTGACAAAAAAGCTGATAACGACCACCCTAACGATGCTGGCGGGTATTTTATTGTGAAGCAATTCCCGATTATCAAACCGACTGGAAAAGTCACCCAACTGCGGATGTAAAACCATGCCTGATATTTCAACGCCCAACCTCGACTATAACGACATGGTTGAGGCATGGGATATTAATGATGCGCTGATGGGCGGTACGCTGGAAATGCGCCGGCAGGGTAAGAAGTATCTCCCGAAATGGCCGAACGAAGATCCTGAAAGCTATAAGGAGCGTTTAGCTTCGGCAACGTTACTACCTGCCTATGAAGAGGCTATTAAACAAAACATCGGGCGAGTGTTTGCTGAGCCGACGGTATTGAGTGAGGATTCTCCTGAACAAATACGGGAGCTGTCGCCGGATATTGATATGGAAGGAAACCGGCTCGATGTCTGGGCGCAGCAATTTTTCAGCATCGGATTCCAGTATGGCCTGGTACATGCGCTGGTGGATTTCCCGAAAATTGACCGGGAGGCAGTAAAAACTAAAGCCGACGAAAAAGCCGCGGGATCCCGCCCGTATGCCACGATGTTAAATCCTCGCCAGGTCATCGGCTGGAAATCGAAAGTGGTTAAAGGGAAAGTGATGCTGACCGATCTGCGTATCAGAGAGGTCATCATTATTGATGGCGACGATTACGGGCAAACGAAAGTTGAGCAAATACGCCATATCATGCCGGGCAAGGTTGAAATTTATCGCCGAAATAAAGGTGATAACGGCGAAAGCCAGTGGCAGATTCACGACGAGTGGGAAACCAGTCGCGATGATATTCCCCTGGTGACGCTTTACACGAAACGCACAGGCTTTATGCGCGGTTCACCGCCACTGCTTAATCTCGCCTTACTGAATATCAAGCACTGGCAGAGTCAGAGTGAACAGGACAACATTCTTCATGTCGCTCGCGTGCCGTTGCTGGTGGCTTACGGTCTGGCTGATGGCGAAACGTTGACGATAGGTTCTTCCTCTGCGACTCGTTTCGATGACCGCCAGCGGCAGGGACTGGAATATGTCGAGCATACCGGGGCTGCGATTGAAGCCGGTAAGATTTCCCTTGAGGATCTAGAAAACCAGATGCGTCAGGCCGGCGCAAAACTGCTGCGCGCGGAAAACACATCGACTAAATCCTTAGACCAGACTCACGAAGAGCGGATGCAGGAGAATTCACCTCTCTACACCATGGCAAGCTCGCTTGAGGATGCGCTCGATAATATCCTGCAGATTATGGCGGAATGGCTGGGCGAGAAAGAGGGTGGCAATGTCGATGTACGCACCGAACTGGATGTTTCAGCCCAGACGTTTGATGCCGCAGCTGCAACAGCTGTTCAGTCGCTACGTCAGGGGGGGGATATACGTCAGGTCGATGCTGTTCGCGTTTTGCAGGCCCTCAAATTTATCGATCCGGATGCGAAGCCCGAAGAGGTAATCGACGAGCTGCGAAATCAGCAGGTCACGCTGGCCGGCGGACTGAGTAACCCGGGTGGTGCAAATGGCAACGGCGAATGACAAGCTTCAGGATGAATCGATAGCGCATGCGATATGGATAGCGCGGTACAGCACCAGCGTTGCAAACAGGATGATAAAAATCCTGAATGACAGCGATGCGGAACTGACAGCCAGATTGCTGGTAGCGATGGATAGCCTGGATGCTGACAGCTTTACCGTGTCGCGACTGGAAGCGCTGCTCGTTAGTGTCAGAGCTCTCAATCGCGAGGCTGTGCAGTCAATGTACGCGGGACTATCTGATGAGCTGCTGCAACTCGCTCAGCACGAAACAGGCTTTCAGCTGAGCCTGTTCCAGTTTGCGATCCCCGATGATGTGCTATCGCTTCACCCGCTGGTGGGCATTTCACCGGATGCCGTTTACGCAACTGCGATGGCACAGCCATTTCAGGGGCGCCTGCTTTCGGAGTGGGCAGATAACCTTGAAGCTGACAGGATGGCAAGAATTTCCAATACAGTGCGGCAGGGTTTTCTCCTGGGCGATACGCATGAGCAAATCGCCAGAAAGGTGCGTGGTCATGCTAACCGTGGTTATCAGGATGGCGCACTGCAGATGAGCCGAACTAATGCCGGCAGTATTGCAAAAACGGCTGTGGGGCATCTTGCTTCTACGGCCAGGAAAAGCTTTGCAGATGCGAACGATGACATTTTGAAGGGTAAGCAGTGGTTATCCACTTTGGATAACCGTACATCAAAAGACTGTCGGATTCGCGACCGCCTCAAGTACACACTGGATAACAAGCCGATCGGCCATAAGGTGCCGTATCTGCAGGGACCCGGGAAAATCCATTTCTGCTGTCGCAGCGTCGAAACCTACATCCTGAAATCGTCTGATGAGCTGGGTATTGCTGTTGGTCAAATATCAGATAGCTCACGTGCCAGCATGGACGGGCAGGTGCCTTCGGATACCGATTATCAGGGCTGGTTCTCGCGCCAGTCGTTCACGCGACAGTCCCAGATCGTTGGCGTAACCCGGGCCCGGCTGATTCGTGATGGCGGTATGTCGCCCGATGACTTCTACAACGACAAGGGCGAATGGCTGACTCTGGAGCAACTTCGTAACCTGGATGCTCAGGCGTTCAGCAACGCCAGACTTTAAAGCTTTTTAAGTCTTCAATCAGGCTGCCTCCGGGCGGCCTTTTTTATTGCCGTGATCCGGATGGTGAGCGGTGCAACGGTCGGATGACCACCGAAAAGGTAACCACATGAAACTGAAAACAGTCGAAGTTAACGGCAAAAGCTATGCAGAAGTCGATTCCAGCGGTTTACCCGTCTACGTCCACGATGACGGCCAGGAAGTTGGTTTTGATGCTGTGCAGGCCGTTGGGAAAATCTCTTCTCTGAATGGCGAGGCGAAATCTCATCGTGAAGCCAAAGAAGCAGTTGAAGCCAGTCTGGCTAAGTTTGCCAAAATCGGTGATCCGGCAAAGGCGCTCGAAGCGCTGGAGATGATGACTAAAATCGACCAGAAAAAACTGATCGACGCAGGCGCTGTTGATCAGGTTAAAGCAGATATCACCAAATCCTTCCAGGCCCAGCTTGATGAAGCTACTCAGCGTGCGACGACCCTTGAAGGCCAGCTTTATCAGGAAATGATCGGCGGTCGGTTCTCTGGCTCGAAATTCATCGCAGATAAAGTAGCAATTCCGGCAGATATGCTTCAGGCGCGGTTCGGTCAGTCCTTCAAAGTCGAGGACGGCAAAGTCGTTGCCTATGATGGCTCTGGCAACAAAATTTATTCCCGCTCGAAGCCGGGCGAACTGGCGGCCTTTGATGAGGCGCTGGAGTTCCTGGTGGAGCAGTACCCACAGAAAGACCACATTCTGAAGGCCAGCGGCAACCAGGGAGGCGGCTCACGGCAGTCTCAGCATTCACTCGGGCAGAAAACGATGAAACGCGATGCGTTTACCAGTTTGAGCCCGACAGATCAGCAATCAACTCTCAAAGACGGTATCACCATCGTCGATTAATTCTTTGCCAGCCGCCGGATGGCTGCTGGTGCCGGAGCTGGATAGCTCAACCAACCCTATATTTTAATCTCCAAGGAATCCATACACATGGCTAATACGCTTACCGGGTTGATCCCGACTATCTTCACGGCTCTGGATACCGTATCTCGCGAACAGGTCGGTTTTATCCCGGCTGTATCGCGTAATGCTAAAGCTGATGCGGCGGCGAAGGACCAGACTGTTACTGCGCCGGTTGCGCCACCGGCAACCACTGTTGATATTACCCCGGGGGCTACTGCGCCAAATGACGGCGACCAGACGATCGGCACCGTTGATGTCAAAATCACCAAATCCAAAATGGCCCCGGTCAAATGGAACGGTGAGGAACAACTGGCGCTGGGGCCCGCAGGGACATACAACACCATTCTTGCTGATCAGTTTAAGCAGGCTTTTCGCGCGCTGGCTAATGAGATGGATGCAGATCTCGCGGCTCTGTATTTCGCATCCTCTCGTGCTGTTGGTACGGCCGGCACCGCTCCTTTCGGTATTGCAGGTGATTTGTCGGATGCGGCAAATGCGCGCCAGGTTCTCTCTGACAACGGTTCGCCGACAACTGATCTGCAGATGGTTCTCGGTTCTTCGGCTATCGCAAACCTCCGTGGTAAACAGTCTGTTCTGTTCAAAGTAAACGAGTCTGGTACTGATGCGCTTCTGCGCGAAGGTATCGTGGGGCGACTGGAAGGATTCAACATCCACGAATCCGCGCATGTTAAGAAACGCGCTGCATCTCCGGCTGCCGGATACCTGGTGAATGGAGCAAAAGCTGAAGGCGATATTCTGATTGCCATTGATACCGGCACAGGTGCTTTTGCAGCGGGCGACATCGTGACGTTTGACGGGGACAGCAATAAATACCTTGTTGCTGCTGCGACGGCCACAGCAATCACCCTGGCTGCTCCTGGCTTACGTCAGGCACTGGCCGACAACACCGCTATTACCGCTGGTGGCGCCTACACCGCAAACATGGCGTTTGATCGCAATGCATTCCTGCTTGCATCCCGAACCCCGGCAATGCCGCAGGGCGGCGATACTGCGGATGATGTGATGAACGTTACTGACCCCGTATCTGGCATCACTTACCAGGTAGCACTGTACCGCCAGTATCGCCAGGTGCGTTACGAAGTCGGTTTGTCCTGGGGCGTAGCGGCAGTTAAGTCGGCGCACTCAGCGTTGTTGCTGGGCTGATAAACAGGGGCTTCGGCCCCTTTTTTTAGTGGAGGGCTAATGGCCGGATTAACAAAAGAGCAGCGCGCCCAACGAGCTGCTGAGCAAACTGCGTCTACGCAGGCGGATAACAACGAACCCGTATCGACCACATCGCAGCTGGTGGCGATGGTTACCGATTTTCCGGCATTCCCGGGTGCGCCCAATACCGCCAACGTTCACCCTGATGAAGTGGAGAACTGGAAGGCGCACGGCTGGAAAGAAATGGAGTGATGCATGATCACTTTCATCACCGTTGAAGACGTCAATTCGATTCTCGGTGCCACCTGGACAGATGAAAGCAAAAAAGCCAAATCTGTGCTGATGGCTAATACCTGGATGAATGGACTTAACCTGAAAATGCCGTGCGATAAGGCAACTCACGAAATCATCATTCCTGACGATGTGAAGCAGGCTGGCGCCTATGCAGCGCTATCGGCCTCGAATGGTGGCCTTTATCAGCAGAAAACCGATTCTGGTGTGTTGCTGAGTAAGACGGTAGATGCCGATGATGTCAGCGTTTCAAAGACCTTCGCGGAACTCGCTACCAACAGCTCGGCATTGCTTGATTCTGATCTGCAGCTGGCGCTTGCAATGCTTAAGCCCTATGGCGTTAGTCAGTCACAGGTGCGGCTGGTGAGGGGGTGATATGGGCATTCGTGACGAGTTGCAGACCGAGGTCGCCGCAGCATTCGATACCGATCTGCAGGATGCGGTTAAGGATTTCACTGGGTCATACACCGTTCGAGGTGCCTGGGACCCGGTGACGGAAACCGGCACTGAAACGCAGGTGACTTACTCGGGGCGTGGAGTGCTGGCGCGCTATAAACTGCGCCGTATCGATGGCGCTAACATTCTGCATGGTGATGTGAAGCTAACCGCCCTGGTTAACGAGGTGACTGATAAGCCGGCCGTCGGGCATATCATCACCGCACCGGATCCGATTACGGGTGAGCTTCAGCGTTACGACATCATAACCGCTTCTGCCGACTCTGCTGGCGCTGCGTACTCCATTCAACTGCGGAGGGCGTGATATGGCTAAGGGCTGGAACATTGACCCGGCGGCATTCGCCGGGCTGGTGGCCGAAGATGTCAAACTACGCCAGCGGAAAATCGCCATTCAACTGCTGAATGAAATTGTTCAACGGTCGCCAGTAGGAAACCCGGAGCTGTGGGCCATCAACGCGACCGCGGTTCAATACAACAAAGCTGTTGGGGAATGGAACGAATCTCTTTATGCCGACCCTGCTAACCTGACCAAAACCGGAAGGCTCAGGAAGAAAGTCCGTGTTAATGACAGCATGGATATCAGGCGGCCGGCTGAGTATCGCGCAGGAACCTTCAGGGCATCGCATTTTGTCAGCATCGGCGAACCCGATCACTCCGTCCCGACCGAGCCGGATCCGCGTGGGACAATGACATTTCTTAATGGCAAAAATATCATTGACCAGGCGCCAGCCTACTCGGTGATTTACATTCAGTCGAACTTGCCTTACTCCGTGCCTCTGGAGAATGGTCACTCAACGCAGGCGCCAACAGGCGTCTATGCCGTCTCGTTTAATGGTGTGATTCAGGCCTACAAATGACCCTTACAGAAATCAGAAACGCTGTCATTTCCCGAATGGCGGCACAGACCGCTATTGCCTCTGATGCGGTGGATTATCCCAATGGTCCGGTATTTGACCCCAGCAACCGCGATATCTGGGCCCGCCTCACCAACATTGCAGGGCAGGCTGGCGCAACCGAGATCGGGGATGGGCCAGTCGTCCACAGGACGGGCTTACTCATCATTCAGCTATTTGTTCCGGTTGGCTCCGGGACGTTGCTTATCTCCCGGACGGCTGATCAGCTAACGGAGCTATTTGAGTTCAAGGACGACGGAAAACTTAGTTATTTCGCTGTTTCTGCTGTGCCGGCGGGTGAGACCGATGGCTGGTTACAGCTCAATCTTCAAATTCCTTATCGCGCTCTGTAGCGCACAAAAAACAGGAGGCTCCTGTGAGCTCAGGTGCAAAAGTAGTAGCCGCGTTTATTCGCGAGACAACGCCAGGAATCACGCCAACAGCAGGGGCGTGGAACCTGCTGCGCCGTTCTTCATTTGGTCTGAAACCAACTCAGAACACCAACGACAATGACGAAATCGCTGGTGACCGTATGGCGCAGGGTGTTTCACGCGGCACAGTGGATGTCGGCGGCGATGTCGGCACACGGTTTCGCTGGAATCAGCATGACGATTTTCTTGCCAGCTGTTTCGGCGCCGAATGGGTAAATAACGTGCTGACGATGGGTAATGGTCGTATTACGTTCTCCGTGGCGACCTTTGCCAGTGATGTGGGGATCGCCCAGATTGCACGCGGTTGCCAGGTTGGTACCTTCCAGATGGAAATCCCGGCCGATGGTGATATCACTGCAACCATTACGTTTGCAGGGCTGGACTGGGAGACGAAGGGGGACGATACCAGCTTTTTCACCACGCCAG